GTACACTGAAGCTTGTAAGGCTTCGGAGGACTTACGTCCAACCCCAGATGGCTATTACAAATTAGCCATCACAGCAGTGTTCCACTGCTGCAACGATAGGCTCACTCCATTAGTGAACCTATTAGCCGTGATGTAATCCCAATTGGGAGTACATCGCAGCTTTGACCTGTAAAGAACCTGGTTATGCCTAACCAGGATTTTACAGTTAACCAACTCGCCAAAAAGGAACGACATATATAATCCAGCAGGATTATACAGAAGCTCCTTACCATCCAGAGTATGGATACTCTGTTCACCAATCTTAAGGCTAGCAGGGCGCCTTTCATTTGTTTTATAAACAAATGATTGGTTCTTGTTTAGCTTGGGATTGATGAAAGCGAGTGGAATACGGATACCAGCATCATTATTAGAATCAAGCGGGACAAAGTTAAGAAACTTTGGCCTGACTTGACGTAATAATAGCTGAACGGTATTATATAACATAATACCGGTATACGCAGTCCATTCGTTTAATTGGTTAATGGCGACAAGGAAATCATGTGGGCGGTCCAGCCTCTTAATAAAGACTGGACGTACTGGTTGGCCATGAAACCAATCAGTACCACACGACTCCCTGAACCAGCCTTCAGAGAAGGTCTTCTCAGGGTTCACTTGAAAACCGAAAGTACTAAGGAGTCTATTAACCCTGTAAAACATTTCTGTCTTACAGATCAAATCGTCTCCAAAGCAACTCCAGCTATCAGGTGACTTGTTACTAATCTGTAAAGAATTAGCAACAGCCTTGAGAATAGCTGAGAATATAATAGTCTGCAATGGAAATGTGAAACCACATCCCATGGTAGATATCATATTCAGCGAGACTGCTTTACCATTATACTCCATGCTATGTGAACGCAATGTCAAAAGTAGTTCAAAGAACCACTTAGGCAAAAGCCATTCACAAAGCTTCAGGGATATAAGGTCAGAAGCAGAACTTAGGTCTATTGTGGAGAACTCTCCAGAAATAGATCCAAGTCTCGACAGTCGATGATTTACAAGAGGTTGTGTCTCAATATCAATATTAAAATATGATACAAGACGCCTCTCAAGTAAATCTGCGAGCCCAAGCTGGTAGAACATATTCAGCGAAGGCTCAATGCAGATCATACGACTGACAGCTGTGGTTTTTGGCACAAAGCAAAGACGGCTACCCTTAACTATGCTTGGTAAACCGAACTTTTCATAGCGGCATTGCTCCGCCTCTGAAAAGCTGGGGATCCAACATGCATAGTCCCTATACATATCGTATAGGAAGAGAGACGTTGAGGTCAATGGTGATGCAAAGTACTTACTATACAAGGAAGTACCATTCGCACCAACATTAACTCCTGGACCAGGCCTACCATGACTTATTAGGTCGAAGTAGGAACTGATCAAGGGCATACCCCCAGGATGAAGGAATTCATCTAGTATTTTGCGAACTTCGCAAGCTAGCATGAAATCCATCTCATTACCAAAGGTAAGCTCAAAGTCTTTACACCTCTTGTTACAAGATGTAAACTTCTCGTAAGAAGCAGCATCTGCAGTTCTAGTATCAGCCGGAATCCATTTACGGATTAACGACTTAGCTAGATAACTACAAGCGAACTTCTTATAAGAAAGATCACTGTCATGAACTGAAAAAGGTTCAACGACATGATGACCAACGTCTTTAATAAGAGCATCGTAAAGAGCGACAGGACTAAGGCCCATGTAGCACCTTTTGTGTTCCAATACATTATTGTGGAACTAAATCTATTACTAGATTTAGTTAACCCCACATGCAATAGCAACCGCAGAGACGATTGCGGCACCTACTTTTCCAAGTAGGCCTGCTTTCGAAACTGCAAGAGCCGTTGCAAGAATGGCACTGGCATGACTCTTCACATAGTCAAATATATTCTTAAACATAGGAATATAGATGCCTCTGAAAAGTCAAATCACACCGGTGACAAGAGTGTCACCGATGGACGCTGAGATTTGGTTCAAAGAACCAACTAACAGCGACAGTGCAGCGCGTACATTCGCGGTATCCGCGGAGTCGGCTCCAGCTGGAATGGCCATGTCGCAAGAAATCAAAAGATTTCGAGCAGCCTGGCCAGCCAGAGGAGTGACTCCTTTACGGACAATCACTTTGTACACGTTCATTGGAACGCTACGCAGAACGCCCGTAACTGGATCCACCGCAGGAAGCTGTCGCAAGACAGACGGCCTGCTAAGTGTTACAGTAAAAGGACGAGAAGGAGTGGACGAAGCGTCAACTCCAGCCTGCGTACCGCCGAGCGCACTGACAGCATATTGCTTTCCAGCAACATTCGTCGGTGCGGTATCAGCGACAATGGTATACGACGGAGTCGTAAACCCGGTCTGAGCCCCACCCGTAATGGGAGTGGTTAGTGTGAGTGACACAAAGATACCTCAAAAAAGAACAATATTAAAAGAAAGGTACAATCCGAGAAATTCTCTGAGTCAAAACCGCAGCAATATCTGCCCACTGATAACCATTACTCGGCAACCGAAATTCGGGAGCCGGAATGAAATCAGTAAGCGTAGGTATAGTGCGGCTAAGAGTCTTTCTGGAATAAGTACTGCTAACACCGCTGCTCCATGTTTTAGACTGAATAGTATAGCCTAAGGTAGGTCCAGGTGGTCCGGTAGTCAGTTTAACGTCACCGACGTTAACCTGTTCTTCCTGATGCACTGTAAGGACAGACCAAGCTAAATTACTCCGAATGAAACATAGAGCTCGAAGTATGTCACCAACATTGGTAAACATATCGACGAGCCAGGAGAAGGGCAAAAGATCCCAAGCCGTAGGAACGAAATCAGGAATGGTTAATTGCCAATCTTGAAGACGTCCGATACGACCTTGGGCATCTGCACCGCTCTTGTACATACCTTTATACCGTACACTATAGGTTCCATAAGAGTTGAACCTAACGCGCATGGCACCGGCAAGTCCGGAGAAACCGTCAGGTGTAAGATTACCAGATTCTCCAGCTGTACCATTGTACCGCTCATTAGCGGAACCCTGGACAGGGTAGACTGGAAACCTATACCTTTCTACGTCGGCAAAAGCATTAGCTATGTCGGATAGAAGCGGTGAAACTCCGAAATGCCACTCAAGGTATGCATCAGACAAGACACGCGGAAGGGGCAATCTGGGTCTCCTATGTTTCGCTTTCAGTAGCGATTCTAAGTAAGACACAGTATAGTCCCTCACCGAATGCATTGGCCGAGCTACAGAATTGAGAGTTTCTCTCCACTCACCAAAATCCTGTCCGGACTCAACAGAGGACCGGACAGAATCACAGCGAGCGAGAAACCGTCTCAAAGCAGTGTCTCTCACGCGGTTACTAACTGTAGTACTTGGATTTCCGCAAAAACCTATCCAACGGCTGAGTGGAAGAATTCCATCCCAGCTGAGGGTAGATTCAACGCGGTTATTCGGATTAGTATTAGACGTCTTCAAATACCACCAACCCAGGGAGGCAAAGGTAGGTTCTACATTATACAACGTAGCCGATAAAGGCGTCGTTGCATTTTGTAATAGCCTAACCTCATCCTTCCAACGAGGGTTTTTGGATCCGGAAATAGTGTCAGTATAATGAATGACACTCTGACCGGATGGATGAATTCCGTTGCCGTTAGTGACGTATTCGCCATTACCGTAACAGAAAACATCCTTTGAATGCGTCTTAGTATACGAATCCATAGGTACTCCAGAAGTAATTGAAAGGGAGTAGGGTCTGGGTGCAACCCAGAATGTCCTCCACCATTCAAAGAGAAGGCCTATTCGCGAGAACTTGACGTTTGCATAGCAGACATTGTTTTTGCAATGCTGCTTACTTGCGTCAGAGCCTCCACCAGACAAAGAAGCCATTTCTTAGGATCATCTTCGATTAAAGCACGAAGATTTTCCTTGGAACTATCTTCAATCAAGTCGCGAACGACTTGAACGAAGGATAGGGCCTTAAGATCTGACATCGATATCGGGTGAATGCTCATGGAAGTTCTCCTAGAATAGTCTACCCATCCCTAAACAGCAGGATAGCTGCAAGGGTTCTAATCACTGTACCTGAAAACAGGTCTCGATGATTAGAGGGAAGGCCCGAAAGGGC